AGGTAAACCTTTATCAATAATAACGTCAATTTTTTCTGCGTCCTGCCCTTTCTCCGTCCACATCTCGAAACCTTCTACCTGGTAGTTACCTGATTCTTCTACAGTACGCTGTGCTAATAATGTATTGATAAGTGAGAACTCAGGACGGTCAGGTTCGATGAATAACTTACCATCTTCAAAGCGGTATACAGAAGCTGTAGTGTCATCATTATACGTAATGATTACTTCTTCTTGCAAACGGTCTGCGCCAGGCGATAAGTAGCTAGGTGCATTTTGTGTCTGATCTAAAAGCTTAGGGTCTTCGTTATACGTGATAATAGTCTGTACAACTTTTACACCGATGATTTCTGTACCTTTATTTGCAAAAGGAATTGTTTGTTTCTTGATTGGTCTTACTTTACCTGCTAGGTAGATTAAGCCTTCCTCAATTGTAATCTTTGTAGGAGCATCTTTGTTGTCAAAGCTGAACGCCATACCTGTTTGAATTGCACCATCTGCGAAGATACTGTCTCCTAATCGTCTTAGGTTGTACTCTGCAATGGACTGTAACTCGTTCAGTTCTGCTTGTTGTAGCGGTCTGTCCGAATGGAAAAGCGCTTTAGAACGACCACTCTTAGGGTCGAATCTATCATAAAAAGGTTTTACACTTAAATCGATGTTATCTGCCAAAGTTGTTCACTCCTTCTATTGGAACTCAATCATAAATTGTTCGTCCATTTTTAAATCTATTGTGCGTCCTTGCTTGTCCCTGGAATCGGAAATAAGTTTCGTTCCTGGGCTTGTAACCTCGGATGGGTACAATGTATCTTTCTTAGCCCCTTTAGGAACCAGGTTAAAATACAGTTCTACCTTTGAGTAAGCTTGGTTCAGGAAGTCTTTACCTTCCACTGCTACATTTATGTATAACCACTTTGCTCCTTCAGCTACTGCATTATCTCTAGGAACAAGTACGTACGGTTTATTTCCGTACATTACGACTGGGAACGGAGGGTTTTTGATGTCCTCTGTATCCTTTAGTGGTCTTGCTAACATTACCTTGTGAACCCTCTTATAACCAATTATAGCAGATTCTCCGATTGACACGTATGTGCTGTCCCTATTTGCTTGCATTTCTAATGCTTTTGTTACAGGATCAGTCGGAGTATCCACTTTAAATGTAGTTACAGCAGGGTTGTATGCCTTCGGTTGTCTTGTTAAATGAACTGTTACACCTGCGGGCTTAAACTTTTTAACTACGTCTATAACTGCATACGGGAAGTTATTAGCGAAGAAGATATCGATTACCGCAGTTGTGTAATACTCACCCAGGATATTGTCCTTACCATTCAGCTTAGATTGGTTCAAGAAGAAAATGTTATTGAATGGCTCATAGATGTTTACGTATGTGTTCGGGTCTCCTAAGAAAGCCAGGATCGCTTTTTTAATAGCAGGAATTGTACCTCGGTCTAATAAGATGTACTGAATGATACGTGCTCTGTAGGCTGTATCGTTTTCATTGTCCTGTCGTACAACCCCGAATATATCTCCGTATTCGTCTAGCCATTTTCCTGTTGCAGTCTCTAACGATTCATCTAGCCTACTTGAGATAGCATCTGCTTCTGTAAGTCTAAGTTCATCATCGATAGAAGCAAGGATGGCAGCATTCGCTTCTGTCTTATCTACTAAACGAGTCTTCCATCCTGGGTGTAAATGTTTTAAGAATGACATTCTGTGTACCTCCTACTCTAGAGTTACTTTAATTGTTCCTGCTCGGATAATCTCATTCCCTGCAACAATGATGTTTCCTGTTGGTTTGACAAATGTGATATCGTAGATAAGTTGCTTGTCGAGACTTTTAATAACACTAGTCAGATCAGAAAGGATTAAACTTTGTGAAGTCTGCATGTTGTTTAAGTATCGTGAAACCTCTCCTACGACTTTATCCTGGAACGCTTTTGTAATTGCAGATTTGTTTGTTAATATTAGTTTAACATCAACATCTACTGTTCTACGTGCTACGGGCTTAACGCTAACAGGAATACCTGCGGGTCTGAAATTTTCCAATGTTGCGATAATTTTAGCCAAAACATCTTCAGGTAAGTCTCCGTTTCGGTCATGAGCGTACACGTTGATAAGACCTGTCTGTTCGTCAATCCATACACCCGCTACTTCGTCTACTGAACGAGTACCATATTCGATAGCAGGGACTGTACCTTTACTTAAAGATTCAATGTATGAACGGAAACGAGACTTCATTTCATCTAGCGGCTCTTCATTCTGTCCAGTTTGGAATGCCTGAGCATTGTTCACTGTCTTAATGTTTGCTAGAGGAGTCATCATGATATCGATTATGTTTGCAGGGATGTTACCAATCTCCCCAGGGATCGTGCAGTACACTTGTACTTCAGCAGTTACTGTCCCTTGTGGGATGTAGTAGTCCACTAATGTTTCGTATGTATTCGAGTAATCAGATAAACTAGATGTGAAGCGTGTACCTCTCGGTAGAGATACCGTTTGCTGCAACGCATTGTGGAAAACAACCTGCACCTTACCGTAGGCTTTACGTGGTGGCTTTCTATTAAATCCGAATGAAGCATATACCCCTGCTGCAATAGCTTCCTGAATGTTCTCTTCTGTTAACACATAGAACTGTTCTAGCTCTGTAGCAATCGCTTCGTATATCGCTCTCATGGCACTACCGATTGAGAAGTCGTTGATCTTTCTTGTGTTCGTAATCGTATGGTCTACTAGTCTTGAGTAGATTTCTGTCATTTGTTTATATCTCAATTTGTAAACCTCCTATCTCATGTTGTTTTCGTTAAAGTTGTCATCCAGTAGCAATCGACCTGATTCCCCTGCACGCACTGCTAAGATAAAGGCTTCGTCTAGTGCAATCGAGAAGATTTTGAATGCTGCTGTAAACGTGTTACCGCTAATCGAGTGCCCGAGCTTTTCAATGTTTCGAACCCTACCATCTGTTCTCATCGCTCTCTCAATCTCTACAGCTAATAGTGAAGCATTCTCTTCCGTGTTCTTCTTACCGATATACTCATGGACTCTAGAACCATATCGAGGGTGCCCCAGGTAACTTCCCAGTGGAGTGATTAGTCGAATGTATAAAGATTGCTTTAAGTTCTCAATACCTCTAATCGTTCTAACATCACCCTTACCATCATCTTTCAGTTCTAGTATTTCAGCGTCCCACCCAGGACTACCGAACTGCTTTGGTAACGGTAGAATGTCTAGGTCTTTACCTAGTGATAGTGCGTAGATTTCTTCCTGGTCAAACTCATTTGTTCTTTTTAACGTAGAGATTAGTTCCGCTTCTGTGTCCTCTGATACTCGAATCATTAACGTGTCCCCGATTGTTAGTAGATGGTCAGGGTTTACCATTTTCTCTTCTACCGTGTCTACAATATAAGGGTAGCGCAGGTTATTGAATCTAGCTAACTCTACCCATCGTGACATATCCCCAAACTCTTGTTGAGCGATCGCCTGCATTGTGTCCCCATAAGATACAATTTTCTTTCTGAATTTAACCATTATCTCACCGTCCAGTTGTTGCTCATGATAACGTCAACTTGATTTTCTAAGTACCCAAATGAGATATGCATGTTTCGGAGAGTTTCGATCATGCTGCGGTATTTCTTTTCTGTACCGAAGTAGTCTGCAAGGTAGTTAATGTTTTCCTTGATTCGTAGGAAATCCTTTGCAGCTATGTACTGTAAGTTCGTACTAGCAGCTTCGATGCTGTATAGCAAAGCGAATGATTCTAAAACTACCGATGTCATTAGTGCATAGATTCTCGGGTTGTAGGAAGCTAGGTCACTTTTCATAACCTTGGCTACGATTGTGTTTGGGTCTAGCTCCACATTGATTAGTTCGATCTTATCCGTTTTAATATCCTCTAGTACTAACCGTGCAACGGATGATAGACTATACACGGGCTTGTACAACGTAGAAACGAACTCCTTTGAGTCGTCTAGTACGTTGAATGGAATCGTACCATCACTTAGCACAGGCACACTAGAAACGAATTTAACGAGGTCTAACGGTTTCTTAATTGCCATTCTTAATACCACCTTCCGTAGTACCCGATGTTAAACCCTAATCCTGACATCCCATATTGGTATGATAACGGTGAAGGGCTCTGTGGGTTAACAGGGTTCTTTCCTGTTCCTGGGATGTAAATACCGTTGTCATCTTTATTATATATCCCATCGTTACCTGAGCTTGGATCGTAGCCCCCGTTCCCTTTTCCACCTGAACCTGAATTGGAACCTCCGCCAGGTAAAATTGGTGTAGGCATTCCGATAGACCCGCCTAGTGGTGGTAGAATTGGGCTTGGAATCCAAATACTTCCGCCAGGAGGAGTTACGTTTGGCATACCTCCACCGCTGCTTCCTCCGCCTGGATTAACCGTAGGATATCTATTACCGATTTCAGGTTGCACCACGTCATCATCCGCAGGATCAGTAGATTTACGAAGTACCACGAATTTAATTTCGTATCGATACATTAAAGGAGCGTTAACATCTTGTGTGTAGGTAACACCTTCGGGAGATAAATGGACTACAAAGCTCTCATCATTTGTGAAGTTGTGGAAGTAAAAGTCTTCAGCAGCAGTTCTACCATTACCGCCTGTCTCTGCATAGTCTTCTAAGAAAGCTTTCATTTCTTTTATTTTAGTAATCCCTCGGTCTGAAGCTCTACCTGTAGGGTTGAAACCTGTTGTACCGCTAATCGTATAAGTTGGGATATCACTTTGGAAGTCCTCAACGATGATACGACTCTTTGTTTTTAGTACAGTTGTACGGTGTGGACGTACATATGTCATGTTCTCAGGGTTTAAGGCAAAGCGGAAAAATTTATTACCTACCTGGAATGCAATCTTCTTTAGGACGTTTCTTCCATCCGACATAGACATGTTGAATCACCTCTCTTATAATATAAGAAAAGACGGGATAATTTCCCGTCTTAAAGCACTCTAGTTAGTGGATATTTATGTAATAGTTCTTCAGGAGTGAGATCGTAGAGATTATCTACGTCTTTTCTTTTGACTCCTGCTAGATAAAACGACCTGTCCACGACTTCAGAGCAAGTAAGTTTACTTTGATTGTTGAATAATGTTCGTTTGATTCGGAATACTATACGGAACAACATTTCAAATATCTGTGCGTAGTCATAGTCCGTACCTTCCATACTTAATGCAATCTCTACAATCTTTTCTCTTTCTACTTGCGTCAGGTTCTCTAAGCGATATATGTGTGTGATATTTTTGTCATACTCTATAGGTACGACCCTAGTTTTAATGAATCTATTCGCTTCGATTATTGTATTAGCGTCAATCGCTAAAGCAACATGGCTATAGGGTGAACTAGTAAAATAACTAATCACCCTGCCAATGAAGCCAGTAGGTCTATAGAATATGACATC